TGCGCTTGCGCTCGGTCAACTTGGGCTTGTGCGCGTCTGGTTATCTCGTGAGCTTCTTTTGTGAGGTCTGCTTGTGCGTTTAAGGCTGCTATGACTTTATCGACCTCTACACCAAAGTTGCATGGTGGGTTGTTGGTAAAGTCGTGACCGGCAAACTGAGGGTTGGGTCCCGTTATTGACCCATGGAAATGCTGACCACCACCGTGATTGTCGTTTGAGGTTATGAGCATAGCCCCCTCTCCTGTTTCAAGCCATTGTTTGTTGAGGCCTGGGACAAACGCAGCAAGTCTATCTATAAAGTCTTTCGGCTCTTTTACCTTTTCATTGATGATTTGGGAGATAGTGCTTTCTTTTGCATACCCCATTTTTGCCCCTAAATCCTTTTGAGAGGCAATAATCCCCACATTTATCATGTGGCGAATTAAAATTTTATATCTGTCTATTTTATTCATATTCTTGTAGTTAGTCATTAGGATGCAAAATTTATAGAAATTCTTTATAGAAAGATTTGGTGGTTTTATAGAAAGTCTTTATTTTTGCACCATAATAAGTTTTGTAGTGCCGCAAAATTACAAAATTATTGTGCTTACAGAACACAGAGCACTATAAGAATTATAATGGAGAACAAGGAAAAAACAAAGTTTCGGCAATACTATGACGCTCTACCCCCCAAGGCAGAGGTTGCGCCCAAGTCCGCATTTGTCAAAAAGATTGCCGCCTTATGCAAGGTTCACGAAGTGACCGTGCGCTGCTGGATAGCCGGCACTCAAAAGCCGGATGCTCTGAAAATTTCTATTATTTCCAAAGAGTTAGGAATCCCCGAACAAGAATTATTCACATAAAAATTGCAACACCGATGACAGGAACACAAATTTACAACACCGTATGGCTCTCCGTCTGGCTACTATGCCTCGCGGGGGCAATTTGGGGAGTATGCGCCGGCAACTGGGCGCACTGGCTTTTCGTGGCCGGCTCTCTCTATTTCGCGGGCTTGCTCTTTCTCGACAATGAGGACGGCGAAAGCCTCAAGGATTTACTTATTCGCAAAATCAAAGCGCATAGAAAATAGACTATGACAATCACTATGGAATTGTACGAACTCAAAACGCTGTGCGCGAATATGGCGGCTCTGGGTGTTGCCACCTACCAAAAGGAAGCTGCCCCGGCAACTGACCTCATATCCCAACGTGAAGCGTATCGCCAATTCCAAGAGGTAAGAGTTAAACGCTGGGTAGAGAGTGGATTGATAACGCCCAAACGCAACGGGGCCGCTCTCAACTCCAAACGCTACTATTCACGCGCCGAACTGATGGCACTCAACCAAGCCGAAAGGTTAAACACAATAATTCACAAATAAGCATGAAAGAGATTTTTCTAAAATCCCTCACACTGGTAAACTTTAAGGGTGTGCGCGAGTTTCATGCCGATTTCTCCAATGCGGTAACGCTGGTATCTGGCGAAAATGGCACAGGCAAAACCACGCTCTATGATGGTTATCTGTGGCTGCTATTCGGAAAGGATAGCGCAGGGCGTAGCGATTTCAACATTAAAACGCTCGATGAGAACGGTAAGCCTATCTATCGTCTGGAACACTCAGTAACGGGTGTGTTCATAATTAACGGCCGAGAGGTAAAACTGCAACGCTGCCTTATTGAGAAATGGAACAAGGTTAACGGCTCCACCGAGGAAACGATGAAAGATGAAACCCAATTTTTCATCAATGATGTACGTTGCGGTACCAAAAAGGAGTATCAAGCCGAAATCTCCGAGATAATCCCGGAAGATGTGTTTAGGCTCATTACCAACCCCTACCTTTTCTCCCGTCTTTCGGCCGATGACCAGAAAGATATGTTGCTTGAAATCGTAGGCAACATAAGCGATGATGAGGTGGCCGCGCTCAATCCCGAATTTATGGCGTTGCTCGACCGTATCAACGGCACCACGCTTGCAAAATTCGCTACAGAGGTAGCCGCCAAGAAAAAGGGTTGCAATGACGCTCTTACTACCATTCCGGCGGCTATCGAAACAGCCCAAAAGTTTTTGAACGACACCGAGGACTGGGCCGGACTTGAAAGCGAGTTGGAGAGCAAGCGTAAGAGCCTCGCCGACATAGACGCTCAACTCACCGATGTAAACAACGCCACGACCGCCGCCAATAGGCGTAAGGCTGAAATTCAGCGTGTGTGTGGTGAAAAGCGCATAGAGTTAGGTAATCGCCAAACCGAACTCCGAATACAAGCCAGCTCCGACCGTAACAAGGCTATGGTGGATATTCAAGACATGGAGAGTGAGCTTGCGACCATTCAACGCAACATCGACACCAAGCGTAATGAACTTGCGGCCGTAAAGAATACTATTGCCAAGACCGACACCGAGATTGTGGCACTCCGCGATGAGTTTAAGGCCGTGGCAAAGGAAACATACACCGAGCCGGCGCAGGACAGCCTCGTTTGCCCTACTTGTGGTGAGCCGCTAAAAGGCGATAATCTCAAAAAGCAGCTTGAAACACTCCGTGGCAACTTTGAGCAGCACAAGGCGAAACGCCAAATGGAAATCCAAGCCCGCGGAATACCCATGCGCCAAGCCTTAGACGCGGCCAAAGCAAGCGAAACACGCCTTACGGGTCAAATCTCGACCTTAGAGGATAGGGCTTTGGAACTCAAAGGCAAAATAGAGTTTGCCAAAGCTCATATCCCCGCCGCTCAAAATGTTGAGGAAATAATCGGCAAAGACCCCCGATGTGTGGCACTCGCCAACGAAATTCAAGAGCTTAACAACCAGCTTTACGCCGAGGTAAAGCCGGCCGACACAAGCGAACTGCAAGAGGCAAAGTCTATGCTTTCCGAGAGTATTGCCGAACTCAACCGCCGACTGGGTAAGCGGGCCGCCGTAGAACGTGCCAAGAATGAGCTTGCCGAGTTAGAGGAAAAGCGCATTGCCAACAACCAAGCCATTGCCGATTTGGAGCGTTGGGAGGACACCTACACACGTTTCCTCAAAGCCAAAGATGAATTGCTCTATGAGCGTATCAACGGCCTTTTCAGCTACGTTTCTTTCTCTTTCATCAAAGAGCAGAAAAACGGTGGCGAGAAAATCACCTGTGTTTGCACCGTGGACGGCACCCCCTATCCCGATGTGAACGCCGCCGGAAAGCTCAACGCCGGGCTTGACATCATCAACGCTTTTTGCAAAGCCAAAGGTTACTCCGCGCCCATATTCATTGACAACCGCGAGAGTGTCAACGAGGCTATCCCCACAATCTCGCAGGTTATCAATCTCCGCGTGAGCTACGACAAAGCATTAACAATCCAATAAGTTACTACAATGACGCAACAGACACAAAGGACTGCACCGGCCGTTGCTCCACAGCAGACAGCAACACAAGTCCAGAAAACGCCGGTCAATATGCTTAATGACTTGCTCAACAATAGAGCAATGCGCAAGCAGTTTGACAATGCCCTCGGAGCGGGCGCACCGACATTCATAGCAGGCATATTGGAGTTTTTCAGCAGCGATAGCAAGCTCCAGCTTTGCGACCCTACCCTCGTGATAAAAGAGGCTCTCAAAGCGGCCGTTCTGCGTCTGCCTATCAACAAGGCACTCGGACAGGCTTTTATCATAGCCTACAACAACACCGTGAAAGATGAACACGGCAACAAGCGCAAACAGTATGAGCCTGCTTTCCAGATAGGCTACAAAGGCTTGTATCAGCTGGCAATGCGTACCGGCCAATATCGTATCATTAATGCCGATGTGGTGTATGAGGGCGAACTCAAAAATAAATCCAAACTCACCGGCGAAATCGACTTAGACGGTGAGAAAAAGAGCGAAACTGTTATTGGCTACTTTGCCTATATCGAATTGCTCAACGGCTACCATAAGGCAATCTATATGAGTGTCGAGGACGTGGCAAAACACGCCAAACGCTACTCAAAGGCTCTTATGTATTCCAAAGACGTTACCGTGGAATCACTCATGGAGCTTGCAAAACTCCCCGTTGTGGCCGATAGTGGCTCTCTGGGCTGGCTCGGTAACTTTCACGGTATGGCTATCAAGACCGCGCTAAGAAATCTACTTAGTAAATATGGCTATCTCTCCGTGGAACTACAAGAGGCTTTGGCAAGCGATGAAACCTCTGGCGATACCAAGACAGCCCTATCTGCCGCCAACTCTGCGCCAGCTATCGCACCCGCATCGACCGCACAGGCGATTGATGTTACTACGGTGGATTATGAGGACGTGGAGGCGGCTCCCGCCGATGTTGAGAACGGCCCCGAATTACCAACAGACCCCGACCCCGGTTTTTAATCAGCTCGGAAAATGGAATTGAAAGTATTAGGCAGCTCGTCCTCTGGTAATTGCTATATTCTTGACAATGGCAATGAGGCGTTGATACTTGAGGCTGGTGTGGCTTTTGCGAAAGTCAAAAAGGCTTTGGGCTTTAATATCCGTAAGGTGGCGGGCTGTCTAATCACTCATCAACACAACGACCACGCCAAATATATACGCAATGTGGTGGAATGTGGTATAACCACGCTGGCACTCCCGGAGGTATGGACTGCAAAGCAAATCCAAAGCTCACGCGCCGTTGCTATTCAGCCCTACAAGGGCTACAAGCTGGGCCGTTTCAAGGTGCTGCCTTTTCCTGCCTGCCACGATGTGCCTTGTGTGGGCTATCACATAATCCACCCCGATTGTGGACGGGTGTTATTCCTGACCGATAGCTGCGATTGCTTGCAAATATTTCCAAAGCTCAACCACTTGCTTATTGAGTGCAACTATTCCACGTTTAATTTGCTTGAGGCTGTTAATAAGGGTTATACACTCAAAAGCCAGATTGAGCGACTGCCGAACTCTCACATGGAGCTTGACACTTGCAAGCGAGTTATCCGCGAACACGACCTTACCGATGTGCAAGAGATTGTTTTGCTCCACCTCTCGGCTCACAATAGCGACCGTGAGCATTTCATAAGCGAGATAGAGCGACATACGGGCAGGGTTGTTTATGCCGCCAGTCCGGGTTTAACCATTGACATTACCAAGTATTGATATGGCAAAGGTGATGGTTGAGAAGATTAACGGGTTATTCAATCTACGGCCGCTATATGAGTGGTTTGCGCAAGTTTGCGATGGATTGTATCTCATTGAGGTTAAGAAAATCCGCAAGCCGCGCACCAACGACCAAAACGGTTGGCTCTGGGGCTGTATTTATCCTATGCTCTTAGACGCGCTCTTAGAGGCCGGCTGGGAGTTTACCACGGTGGAGCAGGTGCATGAGTTTTTCAAATCCATAATCGCCAAAGAAAGTGTTGTCAACCGACACACCGGCGAAATAGTGGAATTTCCAAGCTCGACCGCCACGATGAACACCGTGCAATTCTCGACCTATTGCGAAAAGCTAAGAGATTATGGGCGTGAATTTCTCGGAATCGAAATACCGGACCCGGATAAATATTGGCGCACGAATGATACAAGTAGCTGACAACGTAATCTCGGAGTTGGTAAGACACATTCCTATGATTTTAGACCTCTTGCCGCCTAACCCTACCAAGAACCTAAGAGCGGCAAATGCAATACGAATGACAAAGATAAATCTCAATAAACTAAAACAATTAGACGATGAGCGAAAACAAAGAACTCAAAATCACAAGCGCGAATTATGAGGCGGCTTACGCAATGGCCGATGATAACACCCGCAAAATCCTCGCCACTCTGGTAGGCGATAACGAAACAACTGCAACACCCTCCCGACCAGCACCAAGTCTTTCAGACTATACCACAATTCGCTCCTACGAGGA